TTCTTTTAACCAATCTTGATCATTCCATTCTTTAACTTTATTCCAATCAGCCCAACCAGTTGTTTCTGATATGCCTTCTCTATGAGAATGTTCTATTACTAGTTGACGAGTAGTTTTACCTTCTAGCTGTTTTGAGTATAAACGTTGGCAACGAGCTTCTATAACTGCTCTTGAATTAGTACCACCAGTATATTTTTGAACACGAGGTTTACGTTGAGGAGCAGGTAGGTCGTAATTTAAGTTATTTATGAAAGATTCAGCCACAATCTAGTAAAAAGAGGGGGTTAATAATCTGATGATAGCCTTAAAAGTATGAAATGCGAAAGAAAATGAGTAATATTATGAAAAAAAGAGTTATATGAGCCTAAATGAGATCAGTTTAAGGTATGCACAGGGGGAGGTGTTTAATAGTGAGAAAAGATTTAGGTTGTTGGTTGCTGGAAGAAGGTTTGGGAAGAGTTATTTAAGCTGTATTGAGTTACTCAGAGGAGCTATCAATCGACCTGGTGAGGTTTATTTTTATTGTGCACCTACTTATCGTATGGCAAAAGATATTGCATGGAAAGAATTGAAGAGGTTAACACCTAAAACTTGGATTAAAGCTAAAAATGAGACAGATTTAAGGATTGATTTGATAAATGGGTCAAGTATTGAGTTGAAGGGAACTGAAAATGCGATGGCATTGAGAGGAAGAAGTTTAGCAGGGGTTGTATTGGATGAAGCTGCATTTATGGATCGAGATGTGTGGGCTGAAGTGATAAGACCTGCGTTAGCGGATAAACAGGGATGGGCTTTGTTTATTAGTACTCCTGATGGTACTGCCAGTTGGTTTTATGATATGTGGTGTTTTTGTGGTGAACAGGAACTGGATGATTGGCAAAGATGGAGTTTTACTACGATAGAAGGGGGTAATGTAAAAGCAGAAGAGGTTGAAGCTGCTAGAAGTCAATTAGACCCAAGAACATTTAGACAAGAATTTGAAGCTAGTTTTGAGAATTTAACTGGTCTTGTTGCCGTTAGCTTTGCTGATGAAAATATAGATAAGGAAGTGCAGGATCTTCATATGCTTCCCTTGTTAATTGGGTTGGATTTTAACGTTGACCCTATGGCAGGAATCTGTGCTGTAAAGCATAATGATACACTATATGTCTTCGATGAGATTATGCTGACAGGTGGTGCTACCACTTGGGATTTTGCTGAAGAAGTTACTAGAAGGTATGGGGTAGATAGAAGAATTATTGCTTGTCCTGACCCTACTGGTAGCGCAAGAAAAACTAGTGGGGTGGGAGTTACAGATCATACGATACTTAGACGATCTGGTTTTACTGTTATGAGTCCTAGATCACCCTGGAGGATTAGAGATAAAATTACTGCTGTTAATACTGCTTTGTATGATGCGGATGGTACAAGGAGGACATTAATACATCCTAGATGTAAAGAATTAATAAAAGCACTTAGAACTCTTACATATGCACCAAATACTGGTTTACCTAATAAAAACTTAGGTGTAGATCACGCATTTGATGCTTTTGGTTATCTTTGTCTACAACAATTTAATTTGGCAAAACCAGAGACATTAGGGCAGACTGCGTTTAGAATATATTAAGAACTACCTAATTCTTACTATGCCTTACCATACTGGGATGAAGAAAAAGAAAAAGAAGAAGAAGGGAGGTAAAAAACGTAGTGAATGTTCCTGTAAATAAAACTCTTTACGCTAGAGTAAAAGCCGAAGCCAAGCGTAAGTTCAAGGTATATCCTAGTGCCTACGCTAATGCATGGCTTGTACGAGAGTACAAAAAACGTGGTGGTACTTATCGAGTGGAGAAAAAACGTGGCAAGAAGTAGTGGTGGTCTTACCCGTTGGTTTAAAGAAAACTGGGTTGACGTAAAAACTGGCAAACCTTGTGGTCGTTCAAAAGGCGAAAAACGAGGTTATCCAGCTTGTAGACCCAAAAAGCGTGTATCAAGTAAGACACCTAAGACAGTTGGAGAAATGACCGCAGCAGAGAAAGCAAGGTTTAAAAGAGAAAAAACAAGCAGTAAAAAGATAACTTATCAACATAGACGTAAAAAGAAGAAAAAATAACTGTAAAAAACGCAGTTTCAAGGTAATATATTGTTATAAGTAAATTTTCCTTAGAATCATGGCATTTTTTCGTGGTGAAGAAGGCTCTGTTGCATTTGATAACGGAACTGGATCAGTTGGAGCTATAGCTTCTACAACAGCTTGGACTTTAGATACAACAAAAGATACTCTTGAATGTACTGCTCATGGCGATAAGTCAAGAAAGTATGTAGGATCTTTAATTTCTGGTTCTGGTACTGTTGATCTTCTTTACACAGCAACATCTGGTGACGATACTGCTGAAATCATTACAGACGTATTAACACAAGAAGATGCTGGTGATGCTTCATTTAATCTTTTCCTAGATCAATCAGGCGGTAAAAAATTAAGTTTTAACGGAATTATTACAGGAACTTCATTTAGTTCTACTGTTGGTGATATTTCTACAGTATCAGTTAGTTTTGTAACAACTGGCGATATTACTTCTGCTCTCTAATGCCTAAAGGATCTTATTCGAGCAAACAACGTAAACTTGCTGCTGTTGCACCACCACGGGATAAGATCACTGCTGCTGATCTTAAAAAGCTACGTTCTAAGAAAAAAAAGAAAAAGAAGTGAAACTTACCTCTCGTCAAAAAACTTTATTGAGCAAACACTCTGAGCATCATAGTGCGAAGCACATGGAGTTTATGAAAAGGCGAATGAGAGCAGGAGATACTTTTACTCAAGCCCATAAAAAGGCACAAGCGAAGGTAGGTAGATAATGGCTAAACGTAAAGGTGTCAGTTTATCTGTAGGTAGAGGAGAAAAATCTAAAAAAGGTGGACTGACTGCAAAAGGTCGTGCGAAATATAATCGTGCTACTGGCAGTAATTTACAAGCACCTGTTACTGAGAAAAATCCTACTGGCAAAAGAGCAGCCAGAAGAAAAAGTTTTTGTGCTCGTATGAAAGGAGTTAAAGGTCCAATGAAAGATAGTAAAGGCCGACCAACAAGAAAAGCGTTAGCATTAAAACGATGGAGGTGTTAGATGACTTATTCAATTCCTGGTAATTACAGAACAAAAGTACAAACCTCTACAAATATTGGAGATATAGATAGTCCTTTTACTAGAACTAGAGCAGTTTTAGACATGATGAAAGGTTGGGAAATAATGAAAGCTGTTACTGAAGGCACAGAGTATTTAAGAGAAAACAGTGAAGCATTTTTACCATTAGAACCAAGAGAAGATTACACAGCATATATGGCAAGAGTAAATCGTGCTGTATTTTCTCCTTTTACACAAAGATTAATTAGAGCAGCTACAGGTCTTGTATTAAGAAAACCAATAAGTCTTATAGGTGATCCTTATTGGACAGATACATTCAAAATGGATGTTGATGGTTGTGGATCAGATTTAGATGAATATGCAAGAAGAATATTAATGTGTTCTCTTACTTATGGTCAAAGTCATATTCTTGTAGATTATCCTGCACCTTCTGGTGCATTAAGTTTGGCAGAGGAACGATTACAAAACCGCAGACCTTATTGGATTGAGATAGATCCTACGAATCTTTTAGGTTGGAGATTAGATAGAGAATCTAATTACGGAAATCTTATACAAGCTAGAATTGCAGAAAAAGCTGTTTTACCTGATGGAGATTTTGGAGAAAAAGTTTATGATCAAGTAAGAGTTATAGAGCCTGGTAGTTATAGAGTTTTTCGTAAAAAAGATGAAATTGATGCAATGTATGACGTTGATGATAATTCTTATATGGGTGAATTTAGTACTAGCACCACAGATCAAGAATACAAATTAGTAGAATCAGGTAATTTTTCATTAGGTGAGATACCTTTAGTTACTGTTTATGCTGGAAAAACAGAAAATTTAGTAAGTAAACCACCTTTATTGGATATTGCTTATTTAAATCTTGCACATTTTCAAAGACAAGCTGATTTAATACATAGTTTGCACGTTGCATCTCAACCAATGCTTGTAATGGAAGGATATGACGATCAGACAAAAGATTTAGCTATATCTGTAAATTATGCAATGGCAACTCAGCCTGGCAATAAAGTGTATTATGTAGAGCCAGCTTCTAGTGCTTTTGATGCTCAATCTTCTGAAATCAAAGAATTACAAATGCAAATGGCTACTCTTGGAATTAGTACTCTTAGTCAACAAAAATTTGTAGCTGAATCTGCTGACGCAAGAAGATTAGATCGTGTTGATACTAACTCTATGCTTGCAATGGTTTCTATGGAATTAGAACAAAAACTTCAAAAATGTTTTAATTTTTCTGCTGAATATGTAGGAATTGAACCACCAGAAGTCAAAATTAGTAGAGATTTTGATATTGAAAGACTAATCGGACAGGATATTACAGCTTTGACATCATTATTCGATCAACAGGTCATTGATAGAGAAGAATTTAGAGATATTTTAGTGCAAGGAGAGGTGTTACCTTCAGCTAATGAAGCTAAATCTGAATAGTTTGATAAGATGATATATAAGTACATACATTTTTATGGCTAAATCCCTAGATAAAGTTCTTCAAGCAGATGGAACTTATAAATGGGAACTTGTAGAACCAACTTTATCTGAAAAGATGGGTAATGGTCCTGAAGCTCCTGTTACTACTAAACCAAAAGCAACTAAGAAAAAAGTTGTAAAAAAGAAAACTACTAATCCATTATCTGAATAATTTATGTCAATAGAAGAAAAAGTGATTGAGCAAACACCAGACACTCCTGCATCAGAGGCTAGTACACCAACCCCACCTGTAAATGATTTAGCTAAACAGCTACAGGAAGCAAATGAACGTGCTGCAAAGGCAGAGGCATTGGCAGAACAACAACGTAAGGCTGCTGAAGAGGCAGAGCAAAAATTTAAAAATGCTAAGAGTAAAATCGGTCAATACTATGACGATAGAAATAAAGCATTAGAAGATCAGGGAATGTATAAACCTTTATGGGAAGAGGCAAATAAGACAAACCAAGAGATGCAAAACGAGGTAAATAACCTCAAACAGCAGATACAAGATTTAAAAAGTTCTAACGAAGCTGCGAACACTAAACAAGAAGCATTGGCAGCAATAAGTAATCTTGGAGCTATAAATGCGGAGCAAACTTTGTCATTGTTACAAGGAAAGTTACAAAGAAATGCTGAAGGCAAAGTAGTTGTTCTTAATGGTGGAGTTGAGCAAGATTTCAATACCTATCTCGGCAGTCTCAAAAATCCTGGAAGTGGTTGGGAACATCATTTTAAACCAAGTTCTGCTGCTGGTATGGGAGCAAAGCCAAGTCCTGTGGCAAACGCTGGTGGAGGACAACCAAATCCTTGGAAAACGGGCAATATAACTCAACAAATGCTATTATCAGAACAAGATCCTCAGATGGCAGCCGTGCTGAAGCAAGAGGCTCAAAACACTTAAAAAAGAGTATTTTCTGAGATCCGTGATTTAGGAATTTACTATCAAGTCCGTGGCTTGAAAAGTGTTACCAAGTCCGTG